TGCCAGCCATCAGGTCGGCGAGCTGGTCGTCGTCGGCGCACTGTGCGGCCATTTCTGCGACGGCCTGCTCAACAGTCGCGCCAGTCATGTCGAGCTGGCCGCTGCCATCGGCAGAGGTCCACCAGCCGACGAGGCTGGCAGGGTAGTCGCGGAGTGCTTGGCGAAGGTCGATGCTAGTCATGTTGGCTCCCTGTTCACACTATACATATAATGCACCGTGAGCACGCTGCACACTATTTAGGCCAAGTTTTTCGGTCTATCTCATCACACATCGCCATTCCGAACCTTTCCTCGATTCTTTCGGCGGCCACTTCGGAGCACTCGCCAGGACATGCGAACCGCGACACGTTGTCTGGCCACCTGCGTGTCCTGTTCTTTGTCTCGGCCTGGCACACGCAGCACGTCGACGCTGGCCACATGGCGAGCGCCTCAGCGACCCGCCTGGCCTTGCGTGGGCCTATGCGCTTCTTGGGCTTGCTAAACAGCGGCAGGCCGTCGAACCTGGTCACTGGTCGTCCTCGAGGCCCTCGAGGTACTCGAGCAGCACCAAGCCAAAGCCGCAAAACAGAACCAGGATTGCGCCTGTCACCGTCCAGAAGTTCCACAACATCACCAGCCTCCTATCGGCGCTGACCACAGCACCACTCGCCTGTCGAAGTCCCATCGCCGTTTGACGCACTCGCTCGCGACCATCAGTTGACGCGCTCGCCTTGGTGTGACCCCTGCGACCGCTGCCACCTGTCGCGCCGTTGCTGGGCCTTGTCGCAGCGCGCGCCGCACCAGCTCGTGAGCCTTTGGCTCTGGCTCTGGCATCGGCGGAGGGTCGTCGTCGCAGGCTGTTAGATAGCGGTGTGTGCGTCGACACTTGCGACAGGTCACCGCTCGCGGGTCGTCAGTGCTGTCGGCAGGCGACACCAGCGAGCCACATGCGCTGACCTGCTCGCCTGGCCATGCTCTAAAGTGCGTCTTCATGGCGCAGCCTCCAGCGCGGCCACGAGGGCGGCGAGTTTACTCGGCCCGTCGGATAGCCGGTCCGACGACTCACCGAGTCGCACGCACCAGACAGAGGCACTGCCGGTAGCTGTGCCAACCACATGCACGTCAAGCAGAGTGACGCCATGTGCTTCTGCGACCAGCGCCAGCAGACAGCCCAGCGTGGCAGGGTCGTCCAATGCCGGATAGGCGTCGATTCCTTCGCCGTCTGCTATAGCGTCCCACGCTGCTGCGTATCCGCCGCGTTCGCCACATGCGCTCAAATGCGGGCCTGACTGATACAGACGCCAAGACCCATAGCAATCGCTGTCTGCGAGCATCCCCGGCAACCATCGCCAGTGCTTACAGGCGACGGCTCGGCGGGCTAGGTCTTCGTTCATGGCGCAGCCTCCAACGCGGCCACCTCGGTCACAAAGTCGCGAGGCGAGGCCAGCCAGCGACGCCACCAAGGCAGGCGCGACCACTCGGCGACAGCGAGGTCGAGGTCGACCAGTTGCTCGAAGTGCCGAGTCGGTGAATGGATGCGCGAGTCGAGTGCGGCCTGTAGTTGGTCGCATTTGTCGCGAAGCGCACGCACCTCTTTGGTCAGTCGCTCGGCTCGAATCTTTAGCGCGATGATTTCGTCGTGTCGTCTCATGTTAGCTCCCTCATGTGGTCTGGCAGTGCCAGCGCGCTTGATGTCAGGTCGACCAGTGCGGCGACCTTGGTGGCCTCGCTGCGTCGCTCGGTGCGCTGCATAGCTGCGCGGTAGGCAGCGCAGAACGCTCGACGGTTGGCAGCGTCAGAGGCTCGCAGGTTCTCTGGAATGGTTGCGCCATCTGGCCAGATTTCGCGCCAGCCACCAGCAGCAGCCAGACCGGCAGACATGGCGCGCTCGCGCCGTTGGTCCTGATGCAGCCGATACGGCAGCGGCTTGTGAGGGTCGCGAGGCACTGCCGCGCCACATGCCTCGGCGACGAGTCGCAGGTCGCGCCAGGCCGATGCATAGTCGGCGAGCTTGACCCAGGCCGACACGGTATCGCGCACCGACTCAGGCCAGTGGCCAGGCTTGTCGAGCTGGGTGCGCGCGCTGTCGATGGCGCGCTGATAGCCTCGACGGAACGCGCCGATGTCGCCACCTCGCACGAAGGTCGACCAGCCACCACACTCGACCAGGCCAAGCCATCGCGCCTGCTCCTCTGCTCGACATGTCGCGAGCGCGAATACGTGCGGGTCGCTGGGCTTGGCTGGCTCTGTCGCGCCATGGATGCGACGCAGGACTCGAAGGTGGCCCCAGTCCTCGCCGCTGGTGTCGTCCTGACCGCCTCGCAGCAGGTCGAGCAGTTGCCCAGGCTTAGGCCACCAGGCCGACTGTGGGCCTCGCAGGTACAGTAGACACGCAGCCATAAGCCTATCGTCGTCGACATCAGGCATGACCACCGACCAGGCGACGCCGATGGCAGCCACCGAGGTCGCTTTCGGCATCGTGCAGCCAGCGGCGACCAGTAGCTCGATGGCCTCGGCTATGCCTCGCTCGCTGGCCATCAGCGTGCGTCCTGCGCGTAAAGGCTAGGGAACTCGACGCGCTGCCAGACGTCATAGATGTCGCCGCCTAGCTGCTCGGCGCGGTCTGCTGCCTCAGTCTGGCCGAGTGCTCGAAGCGTGGCCTCGACGCCTTCGAGCATCAGAAGCAAGTCCCAGACGAGTTCTTGCTCGGTGCCAGTGGTCGGCGCAGTAGCCTCGATGACCACAGGGTCACCATAGCCAGCTCGCACGTTCAGCTTGGCGCTGCGCGTTGGCTGATACCCAAACACGATGCCGAGGTCTTGGTACGCGCTCATTGTGCACCCCCACGCAGGTGCTCGGCGTCGATGCCATAGGCGGTCAGCACCTCGTACAGCGTCGCGCGCTGCGCCTCGACCTGCGACCGAGCGGCCTGCTTGGTCTTGGCATATGCGGTCGCTGCGATGGTGCCGCGAGGCGTCTCGATGGCGAGCGTGGCGGTGACATAGCCGTGCTCGTCGGTGTCGAAGGTAATCATGGTTGCTCCCTGTCTGGTGTGTTCACCTTATACACACGTTAGAGAGCAGAGTGCAACCATGTTGCGGAAATATTTATTCGCCTTCTATGACATCGGCCTTTGAACCCTGCAAGACACGAAAGCGTCTCGCGAAGCTTGGCAGCGCGTCAGGCTTGGGCGTCGAGGTGAACCGCTGCGCCTGGCCATCGCGCCAGGCTGCGACCCATTCGTCGAGGTAGCTGGCAGCCTTGGCAGGCCGGAAAAGCGTAGTGTGGCCGATGCGCCGCTCGCGCAGGAAAGTCGCTCGGTCGTCGTCGCTCTGCTCCCACCAGTCGACCAGCTCGACGGCCTTGGCCTCGCCGTGCTCTCTGATGACGGTCGCGAGGCCGCCCCGCTTTGGCGCCTGCCTGCCGAGGCTCGCGCCATGGACTCGACGCCATGCCTCGCGATAGTGCGACCAGACTCGCGAGACTGGTGTCTCTGTCTCTTGTGAAGGTGGAGGTGGTTGTGGTTGTGGTTGTGGTTGTGTAATTGCGCGCGTGTGGTCACTAGTGAGTCGCGAGTGAGTCACAAGTGAGTCGTCAGTGAGTCGCGAGTGAGTCGCGTTTTCGTCATTGTCAACTTTCGACGCTGGTCGAGTGAGTCGCGAGTGAGTCGCAACTGATTCGGAAGTGAGTCGCGACTGAGTCACAAGTGAGTCACCGCGCTTCCTGCCGTACCGATGCTCGACGTACCAGGCGTCCCAGGCGTCGCGCTTCAAGGGGTCAGACCAGGCGTCGACATCGGCGAGCAGTCGGCGCACCTTCGACTGCGACCATGACCAGTCGCGAGCGAGCTGGCGCGAGCTTGGGAATCGACCGCGCGGTCGCATGGCTTGGTCCTGTAGGTAGCGCAGGTCAGCAACGGCCAGGCCGTGAGGCCAGACCAGCGCACCAGCGAGTTCGAGGCGCGCGAGGCGCCAGTCATCAGGGTCGACGGCAAAGAACGACATGCGGTGCTCTTGGTGTTTTGCTGCTGCCTCTGATAGAGTCGCAGCGGGTTGATAGGTGCGCGTCGACAGTACACTCCGCTGTCGGCGCGTTTTCTTTGGAGGTCATCATGCGACGAGTGCTCACGATACCACTGACCAGCGAGGGACCGGCAGAGGTCGCGAAGCTCGTCGACGTGCTTGCGGCAGGCCATGCCTTGACCTTTGAGGCTGCGCACATCGCCACCAAGCCTGACGGCGTCGTGCTGCTGTGCCTTGTCGTCGACATGCCTGACGACCTGCAAGACCCAGGCCCAGCCTAAAGGTCGAGCAGGCTGTCGAGGTCGCTTGTCCGCATGTAGAGGCGAGCGGCCAGGATGCGGTGTCGCTCGCTCGCGACGGGCTCGAGCACTCGCAGCAGGTCACCGATAAGACCCATGTCAGGCATCTGGCGTCCTGACTCCCAGAAGCGCAGACCCTCGCCGACGCCATGACAGCCGAGGTTTTCGAGGTGCCGCACGAAGCGGACTCGACCGAGGCCGGTTTCGGTGCGCTTGGCTTTGAGCCAGTCGCCGACGATGGTGCGCGCTTCCTGCTTGGTAATGCTGGGCATTGTTGCTCCCCTTTCTATTTTTTTTCGAGTTTGTACGAATAACGCTTGTAGAGCGTCTTGCACTAGGGTATAACATGCTCACACCAAACAGGGAGCAGAAAACATGACGATTTACCTCAAGCCGTATTGGACCGAGGTCAGCGAGTGCGACGAGGACCACTGGGCACTCGTCGACATCAAGTGGCCTATCAAGACCTTCAACCACTGGGCCGAAGTCAATGTCAGGAACTTAGAGTTCGTCGACCCTGACGACATGGTCTGGACGGCTGACATTACCATCTGCCTTCCCAGCTACGACCTAGAACAGCGGCTCTACATCTTCATCGACGGCGCAGTGCTGTCGACCGAGCGAGGCCTCGACATTTTCGCCGACCACAACGGGCCAGTCAGGCTGCGCCTGGTTGAAGGCGACGACGACACGCTGCTCGCTGAGTCGGTGTCTGACGACTTCTACTTCGAGACGCTTATCGACATGAACGAGGCGGTGCGCGACTGCGTGAAGCTGACCGAGGAAAGCTACGGTGACTACTGACCAACAATGGCTCGAAGCGCGCCGCCATGGCTATGGCATCGGCGCCAGTGACGCACCCAGCATCCTCGGTGTCAGCCGATACGGCGGTCCCTGGCGCGTCTGGGCCGCACACAAGGCGCCGCACCTCGTCAAGCCTGTCGGCCAGGCTGCGCAAGATGGCAAGCACCTCGAACCGGCTGTGGTGGCCATGTATGCCCAGCGGCATGGCCTCGACTTGCTGCACCATCAGCACACTGTCTATCAGCACCCTCGAATCAGTTGGCTGCGCATGTCGCCAGACGCGACCGAGGGACCGCCAGAGGCGCCCACTGGGCACTTCGAGGTGAAGGTCGTGTTTAGCGCCGCCGTCGCGCCAACGCTGCCAGAGAGCGGCGCGATGGACATGGCGAGCTTCCCAGTACAGGCATGGGTCGTGCAGTGCTTGCACCAGCTCGCAGCAGTGCCCAGCCTCGACCATGTGACCTTGGTGGCCATGCTTCCCTGGTTCGAGTTGCGCTCGTATCGCCTCGAACGCGGTGCCACTGGGTCAGAAGTGCGACAGGCCGTCGCACGCTTGGCGACCAGGCTGCGCGACTGGCGCGAGCGTTACCTCGTTGGCGATGAGGTGCCAGAGGTCGACGACTCTGACGAGTGCAGCCGACATGCAGACTGGGCCAACCCAGCGCCGCCAGACTGGGCCAAGACAGCAGCCAAGCGGCCCAGCAGGGATGCGACGCCAGAGGAGGCAGCAGCGGCCTACCGCTATGCAGAGGCCAAGCGCGCCGAGGCAGAGGCCAGCAGCACGGCCAAGGTTGCACGCAACACGCTGCTCGACGGCATCGGCGACATGTATCGGCTCGGCCTGCCTTGCGGTGGGTCGGTCAAGGTCAGCGCGCACCAGGCTCGCCGCCTGACGGTGCAGGACAAGCGTGCAGAATAATCGGCCACATGCTAAAAGAATCGAAAAGGGAGCAAAGACATGGGTAATCAACTCACAAAGCGGCAAGGTTTTAGCAACTACGTCGAGAAGGTCGTCAACGATAGGTGCGCGACGTTCCTGGCGCAGCCAGAGCAGCGCGAGCGATTGACCAAACTCGTCATGGGTTTGGTGCCGAAGAACCCGAAAATCTTGGAGTGCACACCGACCTCGGTCGCCATGTGCCTTCTGCATTGTGCCGAGCTGGGCCTCGAACCATCGACGACGACAGGACATGCCTGGCTGATACCTCGGTGGAGCAAGCAGGCAGGCAGCCAGGAACTCACGTTCCTTGTCGGCTACAAAGGGTTTCTCGAACTCGCGCACCGCGTTGGCAATGTCCGCACCATCTATGCGGGTGTCGTCTATGACGGCGAGGACTTCACCATCAG